TTTGTAAATTGAAGTTTTTAATTGATAATTTATTTATTGCACCCGTACTGTCAGGTGTTTTTAGCAATTCTATGCTTGTTGTTTCTTGCTTTGTTTTAATGTAATCTGTTAAATTTTTAATCGAATTAACACTTTCAGTTATAGATTGGCTAGTAATTTTTAATTCAGAAACATCACTACCAAGTTCAGCGGTTTCCTCATTTAGCGAATTTATCATAGATGTATGTTCAGTAACTGTAACATCAAACTCGTCTTGTTTTTCTTTTATTATTGTTACTTGACCCTTAACTACCGTTAATTCTTCATTTACTTTGTTAGCTACTGTATCATCAGTATATTTTGTTGCTATTATGAAATCATCCTCTTCATACGTTTCATCCTTTGTTTTAGATATTTGACACACATATAATTCTTTGTCATTTAACCATAAATCTCCATTATCGTAAGGAGGTATGGGGCGAATTACAAATACTCTTCTTTTATTATCTGCAGTATCTTTTGCAGCATTAGCAAGTGCTAAAGCATCGGTTAAATCTTTATCAATCATATGTTTCCAAGAATAAAGACCATTGTTTTGTTGAAACATGTATACATATCCCGTATCTTTATCGTAATATAGGTCGCCTAGGTGTTGAGAATATTCGCTTTCTTCCCACTCACTTGTAGGAAGATTAGAAAAGGAAGGTTCACCACTATAATAATAAGTAGTTACCTTCCCATCTAATTGTTTTTGAAGCTCTTTAATATTGCTAGTCGTTTTATTAACAAATTTGTCCAGTTCTTGATTAATTTTAGTTAAACCAGTTTCGCTTTGCTCCACTGCTTTTTTTATACTTGAAAAGTCATACTTTCTTTCTAAATCTTGGGGTGTTCTTACGCCATTTCTATCTTGCTTCAAATTATCACCTCCTTCTTACCATGAAATATTTCCATAAGAATCTACTTCAAATCCCAATTGTTTTAAGATTTCTACTTCTTCCTCATAAGAAATATCTTTATTATTATTCAAATATTCAATAATTTCATTGTTATACTCATCGTAACTAGGGTATTCTAGTTTAGCTAACATTACTCTTTGTTCAAAATTTAAATCGGTTGAATTTATATAATCAAATACCTTTTGTTTACGACTATTAGCAATAGTTTTACCATTAGAATCTTTGTCTGATTTTATTTCTTCTAAATCTTTACTATATTTTTTGTAAGTAACTATATCACCTGTTATCACTTTAACAACCTGATATTTTTCGGGATTATTATATGCAAAATCTATTTCTTCTTTATTTATATAATATTCACTGACAAAACCACCATCATTTACATATTCGTTAATCTTATTATATTCATTTGACATTTCAATACCTAAAACCTTTTTTCTTGCTTTGTTATATGAATAATTAACTATTTTATTAATAATACTAGCTTTGCCTTCATCACTCATTGTTTCATACGTTTTATTGTCAAGTAAATTTTCAATACTTTCTTCAACTATATTACCAGCGATTCTTTGGAAATCCGATTTTTCTTGAGATGATAAAATTACTTTTTCACCTTTTGAATTTATATATGAAGGTGCTACTCTAGGCATTATGGTTTTATCACCTGTTATTTTATACAATCTATAAATCTCTTCTGCTGATTTACTTATATTTTCAGTATTAACATTTGCCGGATTCAAAAATACATTAAATATATTATTCTTTCCACCATATTTTTGTATATTTCTACCTAATGTATCAACGCTAGGAGCAAGTGTTTGACTGATAAATGGTATTTTAGATATTGTTTTATTTATTGCCGTTTTAATTGGAGCATCTTTTTCATACGTTTGTCTTTGCGTTTCATCAACCATATCAGCTATTTGCTTAACAAATGTTGGTACTGCCCTCGATGGTAATTCATATACTTGCTGTAATAAATTTTCAACAGCTCCTCCATTTCCATTTAATACTTCATTAATACTTTGTAAAAATGATTGTTCCATCAATACAGAAGTTGCTGTATCTAAATTTCCTACAATTGCCTCATACAACTTCGTTTTGTCACTTTTATTAGCAATATTGGTCATTATTGACAACGGAGCCGCTATTGGTTGGGCCCAATCATATGTAAAAGATTTATTTCCAATTTTTATTGAATAAGAACTTATACCAAGTGTATTTTTCAAAAAATTTGCGGTATCCTTATCATCATCACTCGATCCTGTTGCTATTCCTGCTTTAGCAAGAGCATAGGCAATTACATATAACATACTACCAACAGTTGCCTTACCTAATGTTTGTACAAACTGATGTTGCTGTTGAGCCGTCATTGTATCAGTTGATATATTGTTTTTTAGTTTGATTCCTTGATTTATTGTCGATATTAGACCAACTGGCGAATAATCAACAATAGCTTTTGTTAAATTAGCTGGCGTTTTAGCAAATGGTATCAATATATCTCCAAGACCATAACCTTTAAAGTTTAATCTATTAAGCATCTTTCTCACGTCTAATACAAATTTCGTGTAGTTGTTATTATCGTTCCAAGTTCTTTGAAGTGATTCAGTTGTTGCTATATCTATCATTTCTTGAGTAATTTCGGTTGCATTATTTAATTTTAGTTGGTTTGATATTGAGTTTTCAAATATCGCTTGGCTAAATATTCTATCTCCTGCATCCATTACATAATTTAACATCGATTCAGTTCTATTAAGTGTTCTACCAATTGCATTTTTTTCGCTAAATGAATTTCCTTCTCCAATTTCAAATCTATTGCCATCCATATTTTTGGTGTTTATTCCCAGTTTATAATCATTAGTTGCTTGATATGCACCATCTTTCATACCTTTAAGCATTGCTTTTATATCGTAAGTTCCTGTTGTTCTAACTCCAGTTTGTTTTTGAATTACTTTATCTGCATAGTTAGAAACAACATCACTAAAGTAATTTACAGGCATAATCAAAGCATTACCCACAACGTTTCTTACTTGTGTTTTAGGATTAAATAACATCGACATTCTCATCCATGCTTTTATCTTGTTCCCAGCATTACTTGGAAGTTTATCTGTCATGAGTTTTTGAATTTTGGCAAGTTCTACTCGTTTTTCGTAACCATCCTCCATGTTTTGAACTTTTTTCATTGTGTTCATAATAAATTCTACATCGCCAGGTGTCAAATCAAAATCCTTCATATTTTTATTGATCCAATCTTGTGATTTGTTTTTAACTATTTGGTTATATGCATCAGTTAATTCACTTTGAGCATATTTAACCATACCCTCTGGGGTTAACCTTGACATAATGTTAAATGCTTGAACAGTTTGTCCTGCTTTAGTACCAATATCTCTCATCTTTTTAGCAATTTCTATCATATTATCATAATCTTTGTTATCAGAGTACTGTTTTAATAGTATCCATCCTTCTGCCACGTCTGTTGCTGTTGCCGATTTACTATCTTGGGTTACCCATCTTATAGTTTCATTAGAACCATTTTGTTGCAATTTTTTTAATGCTTCATCCATGCTTTCTTCGTTTGTTATATTTTTGTAATATTTAACATTTTCTTCATTGGATAGAAGTGTTCTTGCTGTTTCAGGTAACATTTGAGATTTTTCAGTAACGTTTTTGTATAATTTAGATGTTTTATCACCTTTTTCGTACTTTTTATTAGTTAATTGTGGGGTAGTATTAGCATCTTCTAATCTCAAATTTGCTATTTCTACTGGATTCATCACCTTATTATTTTTGAAAGGAGCTATTTCATTAGTGATATCTTCATTTTTGACTTTTTGACTCATTTCTAGCTGTTTAGATAAATTATTTACTTGTTTAGTCAAATTACTTATGTCTTCTTTAGTTGGTAACATTTTCAATTTAATATCTTCACCATAAGTTAAGTTAGAATTTCTAGGAGCTATTACATTTTGATTAGATAAAGTTCTACCTTTATTATCAGTATCACTAATAGAATATTTAGTATCATTAACTAAATAATTACTAACATCTAATGTCTTCTTACCCTTTAGCGGTATTTTCACATCGGCATTATCACTAAATATGTCATCTAACATTAACTTTTCGGCCGGTATCTTAAACTCTAATTTAGTTTGACCTCTACCTTCACTTTGGGTAGCATTTTTCGATGTACTAAAATAAACATAATCCTCGTTAGCAATCATTTTTCCACTTTGTCTTATTTTATCAGCATTTTCATCAGAAGTTTGATGATACACAGTTACATAACCATTATCATCTACTTCTGCACCAACACTTTTTACTTCATCAATAAAATCTTGTGCATCTAGCAAAGCATCTCCAGACACTCTTTGGTCCAAAGAAAAAGAACTATTATCTAGCTCTTTTTGTTTTTTTCTATTTCCTCTAAATATTCTTTCGGCATCGGATCCCTCCAATATCTCGTTCGACTTCTTATTAATAAAATCACCATTAATATCAACAATGGAATCAGTATCAATATTATTGTCATAAACACTCTTCTCCTTACCAAACTTATTATATAATAATTCTGGTATACTGTCCATCCTAGAATGAACTGCCTCGGGAATTTTGTTATTTCGCTGTTCATAACTCATTTCTAATCTCTTTTCAGTTTCACGTGATTCGATTTCACCTTTACTTCTTTTATATGCCTCTTCACCTAATAAACCGGTTGATCCATTTTTAAATCCTTCATATTGTTGTATTTTGTGTTGCACTTCATGCATTAAAACTTGCTTAATCGCCTTGTCAGGATTTTTCGTATCTAGCAATTTATTATTAAGTTCTATATTCTTTTTCTTGGCATCATATTGACCTCCAACCATATATCCATTATAATTTTTTAAATCAGCAAAAGAAACTTTTGTGTTTTTAAGGTTTTCATATGCTATAAACAAATCTTTGTGATTTAAAATATCTGACAATAGATATTCGTGATTTTTTTTTACATTATTTATCGTGACACCATCTAAAATTGAATCTGATATTTCAAATTTCCACTTTCCATATTGTTTAAACCATCCAGTTGCTTTAAATATTTCATCATTGCTTTTACCACTTTTTGCCATCGATTTGGCCTTTTCAAGATTTGTTAACAAAAATTGATTTTTTGAATTAATATTTGTAGCATTTAAAGCACCTTTTTCTCCAATCATAGAATATTGAATACCATCGTTAACTTGTACATTACTTTGTCTATATGCCTCTTCAAATTTATATTTAACCTGTTCTAGTTGTCTTTTTTCTTTAGATCCTGCTGTAGCTAAATTATAAACGTGTTTGATATAGTCATATACTTGCTTAAATATAGTGGGGCTTTCAACAGATAAATTTCGAACAAAATCAGTATCAGTAAATAGATAATCTCCTACTAAATCTGCAGTTACCTCTGTTTCTATATTAGCATTTACGCCTCTATATAAATTGCTTAATTCTTTATATCTTGTGTCGTATTCACCTTTTGTTTTAGCATAGTTTTTAATATACTCTTGAAAATTCGTGTATTCTTTAGTTCCCTCTAACAAATGAGTTGTTTCATGACCTACAATAGTATTAATTGCTTTATCGCTATCCAAATTAACAAGGACTTTTTGCTTTCCATCTTGCATAGTGCGAACTAATCCGTTAACATTCTTACCTTCTATATCATATCCCAGTTGTTTTAACTGCTCATTATTGATAACACCATAACTAACACCTCTATCTTCTGCTATTTTAGATATAGTTTCAAAAGTTTCATGAGATTTATTAGTATTATTAGCAATTTTTTTAAAATCTTCTGCTAAATTTTTTTTAATCTCACTATCTGTTTTCTTTGCCTCGTATGTAAATTTTTCACTTTTTCTTGCCAATTCTGCATAACTTTCTTGTAAATAAATATCTTGTCGCAATTTGTTTTTTAAATCATTAGCTCTATCAATTCGTAATTGGTTAAGTTTTTCTTCTATTTGAGTTTTTTCTTGTTCATTGGCGATATTTCTCAGTCTTTGCTCTAGCTCTTTAATTTGATCCGTTTTTTCTTGTGTGAGCGTGTTTTCTATTGTATCTATATCAATATAACCTTTTTGTAAATCCTCTTTAACTCTATTTTCTATTGTTTTTATTTCACTGTTCTTTAATTTAAAAGTAGTAAAATCTATTTCACCATTATCTAATTTTTCTTGCACTTGATTCTTAATACCTGCCTTTTCAGCATCTGTTAAAGTTCCAAATGTTTTTTCTTGTTCTTTAATAATTTTATTTACTTCACTATCCACTGCCGCTTTCTTTTGAGCTTCCACAGTTCTTTTATTTACTTCATCGTTCATTACAGATTGTTCATTAGCCGTTAATCCTGTTTCTGCGTTTCTTCCAGTTCTTTTTTCGTACCTATATGCATCCGTATTACTTTGAAATCCCATAATTCCAGAAGTTAAAGCCCCCAATGAACCAGCATATAGATTTTCCTTGTTGAAAAGTTGAGATCCCAATTGTTTTAAACCTTTGTCAACATCATCTTTCATAGTATTCCAAAAATCTGCTCCATTGTCTTGTTGTAATACTGTATTTTTAATTATGGGTTCCAAAAACTCTTGTAAATACTCTTCTGTAAATTCACCGGCAGCATCATTTACAGTTCTGAAAACAAAATTCTTAAATGCTGAATTGGTAACAACTTGATTCATTATATTATCGGTTAATGTTTTACCATAAACATTTTTACCGCCAATATTGTATGATGGTAATATTTTATTTAACATCATTTCTAAGCTACCTGATATTACTCCATATGCTGTTGCTTGTTTTTCCGTTGCTCCTTCTTGTCTAGCTTGATTGTATGCACTTCCACCATAGTTGGCAAATCCCATCGCTAAAGCTCCTGTAGAATTTCCCACCATCATCTGAGGCAACATTCTTGTTACACTGCCTAGAATATCAAGTCCTACTCCACCCGCTCCAGTTGTTTCTTGTCTTGCCTTTTGTGCTAACATTTCTTCATATGTTAATGCTGTTTCTTTATCTGTAGGTGTTTGTCCTAATATTTTTTTTACTGTACTTTCAATACCTTTTCTTGATGTAACAGCATTTCCTAAAATGGTATCTGAAACTTTATCTACTGAACCAGAAAATCCTTTATATGTTTTATTATCTAACGAAGCAGTTTCTATTGCTTTTATTGTATCATTATATTCTTTCAATAAAGAATCGTACTTATCATCTTTAGCATATTTGTTTTTTCTATCTGAATCTACAAACAATTTCTTAGCTACATTTCCAATGTTAGAAATAATATTTTTATCTTTATCCCACCAATAATCATCATTTTTCTTACGTTCATAATTAACTAGTTGTGATTGAAGGGATTTTCGTTTTTCTTGTAATGCATTTAAATCAATTGAAACATTATTGCTAACGTTATTAGTATTTGAATTGGTCCTAATCGGAGCAATATCTCCGTAATCTATACCACCCGTGGTTGATATTTCATCTCTTAAAATATTTATTTTTCCTATTGATTTATTTATATTTGAAACATCACTTCTTTCTATTTCCAATTCTTTTCTTTTCCTTTTAATTCTATCAATAGATGACATTTAATCACCTCCTATCCAAGACCTAAAAATTTTAACGCTTTTGTTATTTGAGCATCACTGAAATCGGATCTTGCTAACATATCTTCTGTTATTCTTTGTTTTTGAATTTTAGGCATTGCTGCACTAGTCATTAATCTAATGTTTCGTAATGTGTTATCATATGTTTTTTGATCTACACCTGATTTAGATTTAGCAGAGTTTGATACTTTAGAACTGCTTGTATGTTTTACAGAAGAACCACCCGTTTTAACTATTGCTTTATTAGAACTTTTTGTAACTCCTACACTATCACCAGAACCACCATCAATTTTTTGTTTTGCTAAATTATATTCTGCTTGCCATTGTGCTTGTGATTGATTGTGTTGTCTAATTTCTTCTTGTAATTGCCTATTTTTCAATGCTAAATCTTCATTATATTGTCTTACTTGTTCTGCCATGGCATTCTCTGTATTCATTTGTTTTAATACATCTTGATAACGATTATAATATTCAGAATCAATACTATGATTTTGTGATATTTTTTCCAATACTAATTGATTTTTATACTGAAACCCTTGCAAACTTAATTCCAATTGAGTTTGTAATGCTTTATAAGCAATTTCAGCTAATTTACTATTGTTTTGTAATTGAGCATCTTTAATTGCATTGTCATAATTTAATACTGCTTTGTTATAACTTTCTCTCGCTGTTGCTACTCTGTTTTGATATGTGTTATACATACTTACTTGTGATGATTCACTATAACCTGTGTTATTTAATCCTTGTGCTGCTTGTTGTTCTGCATTTGCTCCATATTGATTAGATTGCTTTTGCCAATCTACATAAGCTCCTGCTTGTTCTTTTGTATAATCTTTTTGAGCTTGGCCTTTTTGTTGATTTACTTGTTCTATAGCAAAATCAGTATTAGCTTGTTGTATTTCTTGTTGCTTATTTGCCCAATCTTTAGCAGCGTTTATTTGATCTTGATAATATTTATCAGATTGGTTAATCATATTATCGTATGTGTTTCTGTTTTCTGCTAAAGCAGTTTGTTTATCTAATTCTACTTGTTTAAATTTAGGATCTTCATAATTTATATCGTAATTCATTTTAACCTCCTATCTTTTCACGTATGAACCTACATACGCTTCTAGAGTACTTGAATAAAGCCCAAATGGTTTATTCGAGCTAAATTTTACTTGTATTGACTTCCACTTTTTCTTTTTAATTCTTGATACTACATATCCTTTAACATTTGTATATGTATTAATATCTGTAAATTCATTATTATCTGTTTTAACCGATACTTTAACTTCTTCTCCTGTCATATCAATAACGCATCCTCTTTTGTTAGTTGTTTTTTGATATTGAGGATACTTAAATTCATCTTCAGGTGTTGTCCAATAAGAATTTACTCCTCTTGTGTCTAAAGTATTAGTTAATTTATAAATACCTTCTGATGTTCCTAAATAAAGAACACCATCTTTAACTTGAGTACAAGTTATATTTTTAGATAGTTCCCAATAGAACCATTCATATTCATTGTGATTTTCATTAGTAAACATTGCTCTTGAATCAGCCAAATATATTTTGTTATCTATAATTACTAATAAATAACCTTCCCACTCTTCTAATATCATATCTTTATAGTTAGATTCATTTAATAGCTTATTATCTATCAATGAACTTCTATGTGCTACTACTTGTTCTGTTGTAACGTCTCCGTTAATAGCTTCCATACCTCTTTCGCTAAAGAAAGCTATATCATCATTAAAGTTAATTCCTGTTGCTACACAACCTGTTGAAATACTTGAATGTGTACTAGGATATATTTTCCCATACTCACCATCTATTACAGGATTATGATAGAATACTGTTGTATTAGCTTGTGATGGTTCTTTAAATACCCACAAAGCATTATTACCAGCTACCATACTTTTTACAGGAGATAAATCTAATCCTTCATTGTAATAGTCTAAATCACTACAATAACTTGGATTATTTAAACTGGAGTGCCATATGGTATTTGGATAGTCTTGATTTCCACTAAAAAACACTCTGTTGTCAAATACTTGTAATAGAGTGCATTTGTTAATTCTATCTGCATATCCCGTTACTGTCTTTTTATATGTTATTTCTACATTATCTCTTCCATCGGTTAAAGGTGGACTTGGAGCAACCGTAAAAGAAATTTTACCTATTTTCGGTGCATAATCAAAATCAGTTCCATAAACCATTGCATTGCCATCAACTTTAACTATAGGACATTCTCCATCTATATTTTGTGCATCTAAAAAATAATCTTTGCTTTCTCCATCACCCAAGAAAGTATTTTTGCGATATGCACTTAACATATTCACATCCTCATATGTTGTACCACCTCCACTAGGTTTTCTCCCTATCGAGGTTGTTGGGATGTATCCTATTACTTGACTGCATTTTGAACCATCATATCTTAAATAATTAATACCATCTTTGATATAGAATATATTGTTATATATGAAAGCACTACTTCTTGCAGGTTTCATACCATTAAATATTTCAGTCTTAACATTATCTAATACTTTGTATAATTTTGTTCCACAATGTACTAACATCATCTCATTATTGCCCACTTTATAAAAAAACAACCCATAAACAGTGTTGTCATACGTTGCAACTAATTCCATGTATGGGCGTGTTTCTATGCATTTTCCCAAGTTGTTTTTATAATCTTTCCACATATTTATTGAATTGGGACTGCGAACTAACGAAACTTCTTTATTACTAAAGTCTACACCTCTAAAATTTGCATAATTACGTGTAATTAAACTTCCACTTACCATTCGATACCACCTTCAATATATATAGAACCCATATTATATCTTGGGTCTAATCTTTGTAGCATAGTTTCATATCTTTGTGAGTAAATTGCACCATGGTTACTTGACACATCGCTTTTTAATAAATCTGCTGCTACTCCATAAGGCATAACTTCTAAAGCGTCATCACTTAATTCAAAAGTGTATTCATTATCTTTTGTTTCATCTGTTATTGCAATTGGATACTTAAAGTATTCTACTTTCATTGTTCCATCTTCTAAGCATTTAACAATAGTTCCGTTCGCTTTTAATTCGTATTCAATACCTCTTATAACATCTAATTGATATATTTCATTACTATCAGTACCTTTTATATCATTAAAGTTGTATGTGTCTTTTGTGTTTGTATCAACTTCTATTTCTTTATAAGCGGGTATTTTCTTCATACGAGCCAGTTCATTTTGTACTTGATTAATTACTGAGTTTAATTTTGCTTCTATATCAGGATCATCTGTCAACTTTGTTGTATCAGCACTTATTTCTTCGATTAATTGTAATACTTTCTTTTTCATTTCAAGCAGTGTCATACTTACACCTCCTATTTAAGTATTTTATATTGTTCTATTGCTTCATCAACCTTACACATTCTATATTCAGGTAGTGTATAACCTGTCCCTTCCACATACACAAGTAGCTGGTCTTTTTCTATTTCAACCTCTAAATGAGAAGTTTCTTTAACCATTTTATCTTTCGTCGTTGTATATTCTCTTTCTATATCAGTAATAAGAATATTATTTTTAATTTCTTGCTTTACTTTAAAATCATACCCTTCATCTTCATCGTGGTCCTCACACAAGAATATATCTTCTCCATCATAAATAAAGCCACCATAAAAACCTACGTTAGGCACTATTACATACTTATCTAGTTTTTCGATTTTTTTCATCTTATCCTCCTATTCATTGTTACAGGAGTTGCACCTGTCATACTCTTACAATGATAAAAAAGAGAGCATATAGCCCTCTTAAATTACATTACTACTACAGCTTTTACAGTTGTTGCTTCAGGAATTAATAATACTGTTCCATCATTATTAGCATATTTTGCTGATTCTAAACGAATCACAGCAGTATCACCAGCAGCAAGACTTAATGATAAGTCAGAACTTGCGGCAGCATAACTTCCTTTAGTAGGAGCTTTTACTGTGATTGTTTTAGCAGCAGTATCGCTATTTGTTACTAGAATGACAGTTAGTTCATCTGTACTTTTTAATTTTAATTCAAATCCATCATTAGCAGCAGCAGCAGTTTCATATGCTACTTTAGTAATAGCATTATATCCAGCTTTAACTGGAGTCATTGTTTTCTTAGCCATTAATCATCAGTCCTTTCTCTTAGTGTACTTTAATTACATATAATTCTTTTGGTCTAACAACTTTACCACCATATACATGTAATCCTTTGATAATATCAGCAAAACCTTTCTCTTTGCGGCAAGTTTCTACTTTATCAATTTGTCCTGCAAAAGCGATAGCTTTCTTAGTTCTAACCATTTCGTAGTCATCAGTACCATCATTATATAGGTTGTTACTCATTCTTAGATATGTATTAGCATATTTACCTAAAGCACCACGTTTAACAAATTCAACGTTTTCAGTAAATAGATTAGCTAATTCAGTTCTTAATCCCACGATATGTTCAGGATTAAGGTCAGCAGCCAATTCAGTTTTTTGTGATACATTATTTTTGTATAACTTTGTATGAGCAGTATTGATAGTAGTTAACATACTTGTTTCTGCACTAATATCAATTGAAGTACTCATCATATCACTATTAGCATCCTTAGCAAGTTTTCCAACAAATGCATCAGCACTTTCAGCAAGAGCAGCTTTAGCTTCATCAAATTGAGTTTCTAAGTATCCTTTAATTGATTGTGCTTTATCTACATCATCTACCTCAAATGCAAAAGCATCACTTTCAGTAATATCTAAGTATTGAGAATTATCTCCTAAACTTTCGATATTTAAATCTTGACCTGGAATATATTTTTGTACTGTAGGTCTAACAGCACCAACTATTTTTAATCTGTTGCCTAATTTTAGTTCACCCTCGTATTTATAATCACACCAGTTTGCTAAAATTAAGTCTTTTCTTAGTTCGGTTTGGCAGTATTTACTCCAAAACATTGGCTTAAAATTTGCAGCCATTAATCATCAGTCCTTTCTTTTTACCATTTTGACATTGATTCACGTACTCTTTTGAAAATAATAGGATCATCTAAATCTTTTTCGGTTAACTTATCCACATCTTCTGGACTATAGTAAGTTTTTTCTTCTTGAGTATTACCATTTTTCATACTTCCCATTTTCTCATGAGTAGGTTTATCTAATGTTTTTGTGTATAGTTCATACACTTTTTTTATAGGTGTATTAGAATTGAATTGACTTGCAAAGTCTTTAAATTCTTTGCCATTATATACTTCTTCTTTTACTCCTATACTTGCTAATTCCTTATTACGTTCTGCATTTTGTCTATACTCTGCTAAACGTTTGAATGTAGCTTTTTCTCTAGGTGTCATATTATTAACACCAATTTCAGCTAAGCGATCCACTTCTTCTATCACTTCATCAAATCCTGATGAAATAATATCATCTGCTTCTGCTTTAGCAAGAACTTCCATATCTCTTTCGTTATATGTAGGTTCACTAGATATTTGAATACCTTTCTTGGCATAGAAATCACTTAATTGATTAGTTGCTTCTTCAATAGAATTAACTCCTAATCCTGATTTAAGTACACTTTCTACTCTTCCATATTTAGAATCATATTCTTTACGTATTTTTGCTTCTCTACGAGCTATTTTTTTTGCTAATACTTCATCTAATTTCTTATTGAAATCTTCTTCTGTATATAGCTTTTCAGGTTCTTTAACTTCCTCAACTGTTTTTTCAATCGTTGGTTCAATTTCTAAACCTTCTGTTTCTTCTGTAGTTTCTTCTACATTTTCAGTATTTTCCAATACTAGGTTTTCTTTTTCTTCAAACATAATTTTCCTCCTATTTTTGTTGTGGTTTGCTTCCACTTATTCCATATGAGTTTTTGATAAGGTCTGCAATGCTTAGACCATAAAAAAGCACCTATTTAACAGGTACTTCTTCTTCCTTATTCAGTTGATTTGTCGCATCAATCATTTGACTTGCTTGACTATCTGGATCACCCATTAAAAACTGCATAGCATTTTCTTGCATAATTTGAGCTTGAGCGTTCATTTGAGCAATCTTTTGTTGTTCCATCTCTGCCCTTGTAATAACCTCTAATATGCGTTGTTTAGGCATGTTTGCATCATCATCTAAACAATCTAAATACAACTTTAATTCAGGCAATCTTTGTACACTAAAAAAGCCATTCGTTAGCAAATTTTCTATACTCATTTCTTGAGCGTATTTATCAAATGCGCCTTTTGGAGTTATATCAACTTTAACTACTGCTTGTAGTTCTTCTAACGATACTTTAGGTATTTTTACTATTTGAGATATCTTTTCGCCAGTTTGTGGGTCTTCTATCTCATCTTCTAATTCTATACTATCATTATAAACAGTAATCATATCTAACCAAATTCTAGCTAAATCTTCGCAAAATGCTTTAGTGTACTGTAAATGTTCAGTTAATGGCTGTTGAGCGGCTTGTTGCACTGCTAAAATTGCTCTACCGCTTGCACTTTCAGGATTAATTTGCCCTGTTGCAATTTCACCTGCTCCAGCAAGTTCTCTGGTACTTTGAATTAATTCTTCTTGTAATGCTTTAACATCAGGCGACATTTGAGCAGGATTTACATAAGCAAATATTTTCGAAACATCATCTACTGATACTCCACCATTTGTTTTTATTGTTCCTCCTACTTCATCTAAAGCACTTGGATTAACTATTTTGGCCATGTTAGCAATCTTTTGTGGGAACGCTGTGTTTTTTACAGTTAATGCCCTACGCATAGCTGTTTTGTTTGTTTCTAATTGGTTTGGTATTAAGTATCTTACTTCACCCTCACCACGAGCAGAACCTTTCTTTTCTTCCCATAGCAAATGCGCGACTGGATAATATGTTAATCCTGTATCAGTTTCTTTTTTTATATCTACATACCTTGTACCTTGAGCAAAATAAACTTTGCCATCTTTCTTGTACATTTTAGTAACAAGAGTACACATATTGTCTTTTTCATACTTAGCTGCCTCACCGGCTTCTTCTATGTTTTCTAAATCACCCATTATATAATTTATCTTTTCGGGACTAACACCATTGTTTTCAGCAATTTCTTTAACTTCTGACACTGGTTTTCTTTGTTTAATTAATATATATGGTTGATTTTGTATTTCCGAATCATTTTCATTACCAAAGTATATATCATTTTTGTTAATTACCTCATTAACAGGTTGTTTTTTTTCATCATCATACCTTACGTACATTACGCCTTCATCATTAATAGCCGAATCTTTGACTACCAATCTTAACTTCAGGTCCATATAATCATGTTCCCATATACGTGCGGCTCTTTTATTGAGTAATTTACATATTTTTTCCCCTGATTTTCGAAACTCCTGATTTTCGAAGTTTTCACTGGAATAGTTAATAGCATACAAATTAGTTAATACAATACCTGTTTTATATTTAACTATAGGTTTAATGAAGTTATATTGCACTTTTTCAATACCTTTAACCTTTAAGCCATACCATTGGTCCCCATTATACATACGATAATTTACATCTGTATCTCCATACATACCAATTAATCTGCAATAATTTATTGCCTGGTCATAAAAAGTCCATATATCGGTTTCTTTAATTTCTTCTAAGTCCATATAATCACCTTCCTTTTAGTCAATATCTTTTTGTCCTAAATTTGTTCCGTCATAATTATTTATATTGTCTAACATAGTATTAAAACGTTCTTTTTCTTCCTTATTTTCTTTTGCTTCTTTGTATTCTTCAATGACTTTTACTGGATTCATATTAGGTAATTTAATAGGTTCATTATTTACTACTTTTTGCCCTACTTTAGCACCAACAAAAAAACATACTATGTTTAGTATGCTAATGACTACTATTAATGTTATTGGTTCCATACTATTCACCTGCAACTACTGGTTCTGCTTCATGGCTTTCTTCAACAATTTCAGTAACAATTTCTTCTATTGTTTTATCATTTTCACTTGCTTCTTCTACAATTGCGTTAGCAACGGCTTGTACTTCTTCTTCTGTAATTTCAGGTATCTCTACTTCTTCTACTGGTGTATCTATAATTTCGCCATCTATAACAGGTTTAACGTGAACATTGCTATCTTCTTCTGTCACTGCAAATTCTACTTTCTTAGTAGATTTCTTACTTGTACCTTTCTTAGTAGATTTCTTATCATAGAAGTGTTTAGCTTCTTCTAATGTCTTAACACCTGATACATCTACTCCTTCTTGTTCTTGTCTAATTTTCCATAATCTCAATAGTCTTTCTTCTTTTTCTTTCATATTTTCCTCCTTTAAACTACTGTTATTTTATCTCCTACATCTCCAACAGATTCACGCTCTTTCTCAAAGCTGAATTGATATGTAGGATCTATTCTTATTTCCTCTTTATCAAATACAACTTGTTCTCTTATATGATGTGCTATTGCTAGTCCCATCATTTGGTCGTCGTGTCCACCTTCCGGAGCTTCTATTCTACCTTTCTCATTCCTGACAATGGTTAATAGTTCTTCTAATGTATCTTTATCATTGATACTATTTACTTCTTCTCTTACTATTTGAATTAACCTAGATATTATTGTTGGTCTTGTAAGCGAAGTTGTTTTAAATCCAAATCTCTTTTCGGTCTTACCTGTATAGGTGTCTTGTGCTAATCTTACATATTGATTGTTGTATCCTAGTCTTTGTAGTTCCATAATAGGGAAACTATCAAAATTTGCTTCAATACCTATCAAAGCATATTTATAATACATTCCTAAACAATACATTTGTTTAACGTATTGGTCAGGATCAAATTGTTGCTTTAATACTGCCACTTGTTCTCCTGTCCTTGCATCTAATACATGACCCGTGAAATAATCACTACCTTCGCCGGCTGTATCTCCACCAATACAATACTTAGTCATTCTAGGTACGTTTGGTACTTGATATATGTTTATGTATCCATTTTTATCATTTACCCATCTTATGTGAGTAATCTTTAACCCATCATAATCATATATAAAATAACCTGTTTTAATTGGTTTAGGAGCATTTTCTAATCTATTTAACAATATTTCAGTATCAAATACTGTTTGACCTGATAATAAAAATGCCTCTTTTGGAGTGCATGGATATTCTTGCTTGATTAAATCTTTGTCAATATATCCTTCATATTTCTTGAAGTACCAATATAATTGATTATCGTTTAATTTCTTTTCTTCTTTTAACCACTTTAACCTCTTATATATCCAGGTCTCGTGAGTGTTTATCTTATTTATAAATTCTTTATGTATATCTTCACTTTCGAAATTTATTACATACTCTTTTGTTTTCCACCACTCAAAAAAACAATTTATATGCACCCCACTGTCCCACATCTTCTGATAATCGTTATAACCATTTGCAGTAGATTCATATATCTTTATACAATTCTTAGTAAATGCTTCTCCTAGTGCTGCTTGAATCGGTGCTATACCATCTTTCCAGAAAGCACACTCTGAGCCATGAAAAAAATTTACTGTTCTTGAACGTCCCACGTCTTTTGTGGCTGTATCTACTGCCCAACTACTATTTATCTTTTCAAATAGTAACTGTTTTCTATTATTAAACTTCTCTGTAGGTTTTAATACTTCGGGAAGTTGTGAGTATGGATATTTAGCTTTGTTTTGAAATATCGCTTCCGAGTTATCACTTTTATCGGCTAAAGTAAATCCCTGAAAGTTTCTATTTAATATACTTCTCGCTAATTGATATGCCGTTACAACTGTTGTAAAGCCCTGTTGTCGACCTTTTAATATTAATATAGATATATCTGTTATTAAACCTCTGTCAAAGTCTTCTATCGCCTTATTTAATATGCTTACAAATTCCTTTTGAACATCATTTAATATAAATGGTCTTGTTTTTTGGTCTTTATCAACTACTATAAAAACTAATTCAATTAATTTCTCTGGATATTTCTTAACTTCATTTAGAAGTTCACTATTATTTATTATTTCATCAGCTATTGCAACTCTTAGTTGTTTGTCATATTCAATTTCATGAGTTTCGTTCCATTTTTCTATTCTCTTTTGTATTAAATAGTCTGCTGTATATTTCATAATAAATCTTCTAGTTTCTTTTTAACTTCTACTGATCCATCTAAAATAGTTTTATATTCACCACTCATTTTATTAAGAGTATCAATAGCTTTTATTTTTGTATTTAAGTCTGCGGTTCTTTCTATCGGTGTGCTTTTTCCATTCACTTGATAATAAACAGTTTCTTTTTGTTCGTTCTTAACTACTTCTGATAGCCATTTCATACGTTCTTTAGCACTCATAATAGAATCATCTTCTAACTGATCCATAAGCTCTTTATACCTTACCTGCACCTTACTAGAATTAAACAACTCGCAAGCTCTTACATCTATAACTTCATCTTTATATTTAGCTTTGTAAGCATCTTTATATGCTTCTCTTTGACTCATGCCCTGTATTATGTTTTGTATGAACTTTTCTTGTTTAGGTGTTAAATTCATAATTTCACCTCCATATTTTTAAGTGCTTAGTTTCATCAACCAACTTATCTTTGCAATATCTATCTCTATTCATTGTATTTAATACTATCTTCATTTATCTTTTCTCGTTAGCAATAATAAAAGAAGCTATTGACCATGCTACTACTAATATAAAAATAATTACTTTCATTAATATCACTGCTCCTTGTAAGGCACTGTATTTTTCACCATTTAAAATGACACAAAACTAAAACTTTTTATATATTAAAAAGACAACCTGCTTAGATTGTCTTCTCATATCAGAAAGAAGGTAACGCAATTAAAATCAAACGTTACAGTGTTTGTGCCTATTCTAAACACTATACTAATGACATTGTAAACTACTTTACTTATATTCATAATTGGAGTAATCAATATCATCAGTATACTACCTACAAAGGTTAGTGAACTTATGGCAAACAAGTGCTTCAATAGCACTGTACTAATGATATAAAGGTTTCTAAATTAAACATTACGCTTAGTTTAATTCGTTGCGTTAGGTCAAGTGCCTCCATCAACCTTTAACTCGACGTGGTTATTTATATATCATCAGTACACTACTATCAAAGTAGTGCTCATTAAAAATTTAGAAAGGGGCATTAATGAGATTTCTATATAGTTATCTCATTATACATATAATAACATCTAAAAACGGACATTTCCGGACATCATGCATTTTCTTTGTAAATTCTTCTTGCTTGTCTCTCGGAATATGATGTTATTCTTGATATTTTCTCCCAACTATATTTTTCTTCTTCTCTTAAATAAGTTATAAATGCTTTTGAATCAGCATTACATATGTTCTTTATTTTTTTGTTTAATCGTTTTTCGTATACTAATAGCGAATCTACTAATTCAGTAATTTTACTATCATATTTTTCAGACTTAATCATGTAGTGTGTAAATTTGTCAAAAACAAACTTCCCATTTACACGTTCGTTTTCATAACTTGTCCCTTGTGGCTGTGTTTTTGTAAATTCTATTTGTTTTAATTTCAAATATAATTCTAAATCATCTTCTATTTCTTTGATTTTATATTTTAATTCTTTAATAGTAATTAGTTCTTTATCTTCCACTTTTTTATCCTCCTAGTAAGTAAATTAGTTTATTTACTTTTGATATCATGATATCACTTTTATTTGTGAACATCTTTTCATTTCTGCTACTCTTTTCACCGCTTTGCTTCTTGTTAATGATTGCATCTTTTTATATTTTTTTATCATATTCTTAAAGTCTTTTACTTCATTATGTGAAAAACTTTCTCTTATTTCTTCGATTGTACTTATTCCATTTTCAAACATTTCAGTTATAAAGAAGTGTATCATCTCTAAAATTATTTTATCTTTTGATTTCAATTTAAACCCTCCTAACCATTTTTAAGTTTTAATAACTCCCACTTTTGCAAGAATTTATCTTGTTCTTTAGTCGTTATCTCATTGTTCTTTGTTCTTTTTTGAACTACTGTATTATCTCTAACTTCTACTGTAACTAATGATTTATTTAGATCTGATAGTTTTCTCATAAAGTATATATAACACTCGCCTTCAACTATTCTTTCGGCATAAGTTCTTACACAATTATTTTGTTGTTTCGATTCTTCAACTAAATCTTCGTACGATTTTGCCGGAAATATTACATATTTATTATCTTGATATTCACTTGATTTTATGTTTTTAGCGATTTTAAATATTTTCTTAGATATTATTTTATTTTTACTTATGTTATATTGTTCTAATATTTTATCATGTGCCTCTTTTATGTTTTTTGGATATGCGATTTGCTTATCTTTCAAATCCATACCTAAAGTTTTAGCCATTTTCAAATAATCATAATATTCATTTGTATTATTTGTATTTAAGTTTTTTATTTTAATTGCTTTTTGTAAATCAATGTATTTAGATAAGTCTTTATAATTGTGTAATTTAACTATTTTCTTTATATCTTCTATATTTCTATCCTTTATCATTGATAAGATCTCTAATTCATCTAATGTTAAATTATTTTCTACAATAAACGGGAAATAATCTTTTGATAGTCCATAAAACCTGTCCCAAAATGTCCTCTTCTTTTGAAATGTTTTTGGGTTTAATGCTAGATTATACATTTTCATCTTTGTTAGTAACTCTACACTCGAATTATAACATTTTAACAAATAAATCAAATCACAATACTCAACGTGTTCTAATAATGTCCATATTTGACTATATTTGTATTTTTCTATGGTTCCAATTATATTCTTGATGTTATATGGATAATATATAAACTCATCTATATAATGTAGTGGATTATAATACGATGGATACCTCCATTTATAATCAAAAGTTGTATTATTCTTTCTTATCCATGTCCCAGATGGAGTACTTACACAATTTTCATTTACAATTCTTTCTACCTGCATAAATGCATCATCATAAATTGTTCTTCCAAATTCGCATATTTCACTATTCAAATTACCATTGTTATACTCGGTTTTTAATTGAAATACTCTTTCAATATAATAATTTTTATATCTATCAAATATACATAAGTAATCTTTAAATGAATATGTCTTAATTCTTGCCGATTTAACTAATAATTCTCTTTTACAACAATTACACTTACAATACGAATTAATGCTATAATCGGCTTTAAATGTAGTTTTACAACATGTACAATAATACTCGTTCTTTGATTTTAAAATTAAATTGTGATTTTTACTTTTTTCTTTTACAAATTCTCGCCATTTTTCAGGTATTGTAAGGTTTTCATCTAATTCTTTAAATAATTTTCTATCTTTTACTTTAATATACATATTACATATCAAACAAAGTTAATTGTCCTTCTGATACCCACTCTTCTTTTTTGCCCGGTTTTTGTTTATTTAGTCCACTCTTGACTGGACTATTAGTATCATTTGCTTCCTCTTCTTTTTTATTAACTAAGTTCAAATTAGAATTAGATTCATCCCAGTAATGTATTGCCCAACCAAATACCATCTCATCAGTTGCGTATGCAACACTACCACCACTTATAGATACTTTTTTTAGTTTTTCATTTGCTTCTCTCATTATGAATTTTATCATTTGAGATAAACTCTTTTCTTCATTTAAGTATTTATCGTTCATATCTGTTCTTGATAATAAATAATCAATAATTGATTTTAATTGTTCATCTTTTATATCAGATGATAATATTTTTATTCTTTCTATTCCTTTCATTTATTTATCTCCTATTATTTTTCTCTATCAAAATGTTCTCTTAATTGACCATTTTTCATTCTTACATATTTACTTATTATATTTTTATAATTAATTACAAATCCTTCAACATTTCTATTTACTTTGTTTGTATACTTTTCATAAATACCATCTAGTTGCTCTTTGTTTGGCAAATTAACTAATTCAGCAACTTCTGGCACTATTCCAATAAAATTAGGTATTTCTTGACTTACAAATGGATATATAAATAATTCGTGATCATAAATCAAATTATATAAATTATAATTATCATCTATATTTGCTTTTGCAAACATATACCATCTTTTATCAAACTCATCAACATTATATTTTAGACAACCCATTCCTATCCATTCACCACAAATTGCACTATTATTATGTAACTCAGTTTCTAATATATCTTTATTGTCTAATAGCCATTGATACAATCCTTTATATAAGATTCCTTTTTGTTCTTCAATTTCATCAATGCAAATAATATTGTTTCTTTGTGCAAAGTATAATTTGTCATCTTTCTTAAAAAATACTAAATTACTACCATCTATCTTTTCAGTAAGATAAACTCTATCACCTTTACAACTAACTCTTTTTGTTTTTGGATAAATTTCTTTTTTTATCATTATTTATCATCTCCTATTATTTTTTGATAATTGTACATAAGCACTATATAAATCAAAATACCTACGTACTATTTCTTCTTTTTCCATACTTAATAATGCACTGTATCTACTTCTTTTTCCTGTACAAAATGTAACGGTTTGTCCAGTAAGTAAACGATATTTATTTTCATAATCAAGTAATTCCTTATATCTTTTATTTGATATTATCTTCATCTTTACTCACCCACCTTATACGCCATTTGTTCCATTTGCTCTTTTGTTACTATTGATTTTATTTCTTCGTTTGTAAAACAATTACCGCCTTGAACTATTACTATATTTCCGCCGTCTTTTAAAGTGTTCTTGATTACCTTACATCCATTAACATGATCCCCAATTTCCAAAATTTTAATTATTTTATAATCGGCTTTAATCACATTTTCTTTTGTATATTCTCCTTGATAGATACTGCCATCATTTTCAGTTAATATAGTGGTTTCAAATACATTTGCGATTCTATTTATAATAACTATATTTTCAGCATCATTTTGCAACCTTACATACATTCCAACTTCTAATTTCATTCTTTGCCCCCTATTTTTTTCATATAATCTTGGTCAGTCATAATCACTTGTGCATTAACTTCTAATAATTCATGACTTTCTTCTGTTATTCCAAAGGTATTTGGTTTCCACATATATTTATCTACAAATAATTTCATAATTTCTTCTTTGTTATCACCTATTTTTATAAAACCTTGTAATTGTCCTAGCCAATAACTAGCAATTAAATAAAAAGTCTTGTTTAAATCATTTCTTGTCATTTATATCTCCTATTATTTCTTTGTATTTTTGTAAAACATCTTTAACTCTAACTACTGAAAATATATCATTTTCATCATCTAACATATCTTCTAAATATTTTATAAACTCTTTTTGCTGAGTTTTATATTCTTTAATTTCTATACGAACATCTTTGTAAGTATCTTGATATTCTTTTCTTTTATCAAACAATTCATCTTTAAGTTTCATATTTTGTTTTATATATTCTTCAAGTTGTTTCTTTAATTCTTCATTTTGTTCTTTTAAACCTAACATTTCTTTATTATTTAAAATTGCTTGCCTATAACCTGATAATTCAAGTTTTAATTCTTGATTTTCTTTCAAAAGTTCATTAAATTTTTGTTGTTTTAAAGCATTATATTGTAGTTCTATTTGATTAAGTTCATTTTTAACAAGTTCATCTTGTACAAGTGTTGTACTGTCTTTATGTACATAATTTGCTTCCATTTACTCACCACTCTTCCAAATATTAATCAATTTTTTTCTTAATGTATATGTATCATCAGTTAAATTATTTTTAATTGTACTCATAAACTTTAATTTAGTTACATCATCTATTTCACGATTATAAATTTTTGTATCTCTAATTAAACCATACATACATAATTCTAATAATCTAGTATTTTCTTTCTCAATCATTTCAACATAACCTTGTATAGTTTCTATATCTTCATTAGGCAATTGTTGAACTACTGATATTAAATTCATTTTAGATAACATTTTACTCATTACTATCACTTCCTTTACATTTTTCATAATGTTCATTGTTATCACCCTTAAATTTGTTTAATATGTTTAATAAATAATCACATTCAGGATAATTCAATCCAATTCCCTTGTTTTTATAAAACTTCTGATTATCTTTATAATGCCATTCTACAAATTCATATGCTTCTTTTCTTATGTTTTCTAATTGTTCTACTTTTTGTTGTAATTCCTTAGTTAAGCTATTATATTTATTTGCTATACATTCGGCTCTTTCTTCCGAAAGTTCAAATTCGTAAGTTGATTTTTTGTTATACGATATGTAAGCATGGTTTTTTAAGTATTCATACATTTCATTCATTCTGATACCTCGTTTAAAACTAAAATTTTGTCTAAATCTTTTATTGCATAATTAATACCATCTATTAAATCTTGTTTTCTAGGATTACCGCTTCTTGCATTATATAAGTCTTGTCTTGCTTGAAACATCACTCTAACCATATTATCTTTTTCAGTATTTAATAATTTTTCATAAGACAATTTACATTGTTCTAATTCTCTATACATTTGACCTATTCTGCAATATAAAAGATAATCCGAAACACTATTAAAATCATCTGCACATTTATTAGAATTGTTATCAAGATACATTTTTACATCTTCATATTTATTCATTTTGACACCTCTTTTAATATATCTAATAATGTATCTCTATCTATTACTTCTAAAAATTCATCACTTAATAAATCATTTAATTTATCAATAACTTCTTTTTGCTTTTTACATTGTTGTTCTAAATGTTCGTTCTTAATAATTTCATTGCTTAACTTACTTTCTAAACTGCTACACTCATACAACAAATCTTGTTTGGTTCTTGCGTCTTCATTTAATTCTTTATTCATATTCTTATTTCTCCTTTCTTTTATCTAATTCATACTGCAATTCTTCTATTTTCTTGTCAACTAACTCTGAATTATCTTCATACTCATACCCAAACCAATTATCTCCAAAACATTCATCATAAAAATCTTCATGTCTTTGTAAATATTTAATTGTATTTTCAATATGTGAAGTTTCCATATCACTTATTTTAATTTTTTTATGGTCTTTAGTTTCCCACCAATCTTTTTTGTAAGGATATTCCATGATTATTTTTCCTCTTCAAATTTATCTTTATAGTTCTTTAAGTAATAGTTAATCTCTTTAATCATTTCTTCTTTAAAAGCATTTTCACACTCTTCTTTAGTTAAAAAATGTTTATCATTTGATGATATGCTATACATGTAAGTACTATTTTTATTAGTTTCTATTACTGAATATAAACCATTTCTACCTTTGAAAAGATAGTTATATACGCTTTCATTAATACAACCCAACTCACTTCTCCAACTATCATTTTCTTTTAACTTACATAATTGTTTTAGTGATTTATCATTACTTAATGCTTTTTCAACAAAATCTGGTGTTTTTTTATTGTCTTTTAATATTTTGTTCCAGTTATAAGTACCTTGAATACTATAAGAATACCAGTAATTTGGTTTATCACTTAAATATATACAATTCATATTTTCCTCATTAGTATCGTCTTTGTTTGATTTTTCTTGCAATTCTTTTATTTTTTTATTTGCTAAATATAATTCTTCTTGTGTTTTATACAATTCGTTTAAGATGTATTCTTCGCTTGTTTTAAATTTCATGCTCGTTCTCCTTTAATTTATTAATTTCATCTATTAGTTTATTTATTTTATCTTTCAAAATATGATTATTTATTTGTTGTTTGTCTTCTAGTTCTGTCAATTCTTTACAATTCGCAACATTATTTAATTGCTTTATTTTTTCTATCTTCTTTGGTTCTTCTATTATTTCTACTTCATCATTTAGAAAATTTTTACAATTTCCAAATTTATATTCAAATAAACCTTTACCATAATAAATATAATAATCTTCGCATCCTTCATTATATTTAAGTTTTATATTACCAATTTTTATTTCTTTAGGTGCTTTACCATCTTTTATTAATCCTAGTAATTCATATATTGTTATTTTCATTCCTAACATCTCCTAACTAAAATCTCTATCAGTAAATCTATAACCATTTACATTTTTAGAATATTCATCATTTTTTTCTTTTTGTTTTTTCTCAACTAAATCTAAGAAGTCTATTAATGATACTTCTTCATCATATTCGTTTAATATTACAATTTCATTATTATTTTTTAAAAATTCTTTCCACTGCTCAAAAGTATGTATCTCTAAATCCCAGTCGAATGAATTATATTTATTTACTTCATGAAACAAAAACTTCCAACCTATACTTGATTTACCAATGTGTAAAGGTTCTCTTATTGTAGGTTTTTTCTTCACTGCGTAGTAGTTTGTACCCATTATTTGCCATCTCCTTTTGCTTTTTGTATTATTTTTAATTCTTTATCTGTTAATTTATAAATTTTTTCATTTCAACACTTGTTCCTTATTATTCATCATCAAGTAACTTTAAATAAAATTCCAATATTTCTTTTAAGTTTTCTTCTTTGTATTTTACTGAGCAACTCGCATGAAAAACCATTTTTCCATCTTTAAATATAGAAATGTGATTATTACTCGACTGTGATATTTTGTATCCTTTATATTCGATTGTAAACATAGTTATTTATCCTTTTCCAACTCGGCATAAACTTTTTTTATTAGTTTATCTTTTGCAGCATGACTTTTCATGTGCATAACTTGACCTTTTGGAAGTTTACCCATCGGAACTTTCACTCTTAAATAGGCATCTGATAAACTTTCTTCTAGTTTCTTTTCTAATTGTAAAATCTTACTTGATAATTTTTCGTGCATTTTTTCTTTTTCTTCAACCAATTCTTTATATTGTTGTTCCCCGACAACAAGTTGTTCTTTTAACTTGTTGTTTTCTTTTATTAGTCCACCAATTCTACCATTTTGCTCTTTTATTACATTTTCATTAGCATCGAAATTGGCTTTTAATAAACCATATTTACTTTGTAAGCCCACTACTTCCCCACATAATGTTTGTATTCTACTTATAAATTCGTTGTATTTTGCATTAGTAAGTATCTTCATAGTTCCTCCTTTGTTATAATTTTTTTACTAATCTTATTAAGTCCTTATATGCACTACTTTTTTTGATATATACATCGACTTGTTTCTTCTTTTCATAAAAATCATTTTTTATTAATAATTCAGTTAACTTATTTACTATAAAATCTCTTGTAGCATCATCTATTCTCATTGGACCACTCTCTATTTAGTTGATTTTCTAGTATCTTAATTCTTATTTTTAAAACATTAACATTTTCTTGTGCTGTTTTCCACATTATTTCGGCACTATCTCTTTTGAATCTTTTTTCAGCAACTTCTTTTACACCATAAACTACTTTGTCTATTAATGTGACTGCCATACCTCCATCTCTTAATTTCAAACACTCTTGATTAAGTGCTATTTTATAATTCATTTCGGCTTCTGCATATTCTCTTCCGTACTTTGCAAGCAAGTTAATACTGTTAGATAACAGTCTATTCAAATCTTGTATATCATTTACTAAATCCATAATTCACCTTTACCATCCAAGGTCTTCATCAGTTAACTCAATTTCATTTCCGAAATCCATATACACTTGATCCGAATTAGGTTCTTCTGTTTCTACTGATTGACTATTTTCTTGTTTTTTACTTGATAAGTATTCAATGTTCTCTACTGAAACATAAGTCTTGTATCTTTTATTTCCTTTTTCATCATCATAACTATCAGTTCTTATGTTTCCAGATACTAATATCAAATTTCCTTTATCTTGATACTTACATAAGTTTTCGGCGGTTTTATTCCATACCTGACACTCAATAAAATCAGTTTCTCTTTCTCTATTACTTGTATATGGTCTATTTACTGCTATTGTAAAATTACATACAGACTTTAAACTTTTTGTACTTCTTAATTCAGGTTTACTTGTTAATCTTCCACTCAAAATAATTGTATTCATCTATTTATCACTCCTCTCATAAGTAATTGTCCACTAATTTACTTTTCACATATTCCCCTATTTTCCTATATCGTTATCTTCCAAGCATTGATAACATACGTAACCAACATCACCATTTATCATACCTGTTGTATCAATTAATTCCTCCTCTGATTCTCCACAAATATCACATCTTTGCATAACTAATCCTCTATTCTTTCGTATTTCATTTTATTTAAATCTAAAAATTCTTTTAATTTTCTTCGCTGACTTAATGTTCCAGTAATTGCTATTTTTTCTGTTTTAATTGGATCAAACTCCTCCACCTCAACTGGTTTACTCACCATTTCTTCTACTTTTTCTTTAACGATTTCTTCTTTTACTACTTCAATTTGTTTTGTCTTCTCTGCAAGTTCAATTAATCTATTATTTTCTTGAATAACACTTCCTAAATCAAATGTTCTTAAATATTGATTTGTTAGAGATACTTCATAACTACTTTTTAATGTCTTTATAGTTTCTAAATCGTTTCTTATCTTGTTTAATTTGTTTTCTAGTTCACTTGATAATTTAAATTCGCCTTTGTCATTAAAACTGCCTTTATTTAGCCATTTTTCATCAAATATCATATCTAGTGTTACTAATTCTTTTAATTCACCTACAATTGAATTAAATAGGTTTTCTATATAATTTCTTCTTTCTTGCTTTGCTTTTAAATCAACTTCTTTTACTATTAAATCTATTTTTGAACTTGCCTCTTTTATCATGTCAGTTGTTTCTTTTACGGTTGCTTTAAATTCATCAAATGGTTTTAAAAATTCTTTTTCCAACTCTATTCTCTTATCATTTAATTTCTTTGCAGTGTTATTTAACATTGCTTTATCTGATTTTGCATTTTCTATATTATTTTCACTATAGTTTTCAGCACTGTATTTTGGTAGAATTTCCTTTATTTTATCTCTTATTGCCTTTGCATTAGTTGTTAAACTTCCTAGATTTTTTTCAGTTATTATTAATTCAAATTCATTGTTTTGTACTTCGTTCATTAAAATACTTCCTCCATCTCTTTTTCTTTTTTCTTTCTAGCAATTCTTATTTGCTTTTCAATTGTAAATGCTTCACTCCATGTTAAATCGTTTAGATTAGTTTTTTTAAATTGATCTAATAATTTTGGATTCTTTTCAACTATTGTTTTAATTTCAAATATTTGATTTTGATTTATCATTTCGTTTTGTGAATCCATGTACTGCATCATGTCTAATTCACCATCACTAAACATACTGCCATTTTTTATTGTTTTCGATGAAGTGTTAACCTCAGTTTTATTTTTTTTATTTGATTTTTGAGGTTTATCTTCTTGCACTACTCTTTCGGCAAATTCCTCCGCTTCATTATCAGAGTAGACACCTGCATATGCTAACTTGCTATTTTTAAGTACTACTCTATCAAATAATCTTTTATAAGCCATCGCGTACGGATATCTTCCTTGCGATTGCCTATAATTACTAGAACTTATTTCTCCAACTTCATAAATTCCTTGCTCATCATTGCAATAAGTAAATACAAGACTATTCTCATATCCTTCTTTATTTTCTTTTACACAACTAGGTTTGAATTTTAATTTATCATCTAACGAATCATTTATTTTTAAACAACCATTATGTGAAATAATCAACCCGTTGTATGCGATTTTATCTTTCTTTGATGTTTTACCTTTTAAAATCCAAAAATCAGTTTCATCTAACCCTTTGTATTTTCCACTATCTAACATTTCAACTACTTTTTTCTTTGATTGTTGATACTTTGAGCTTTGCCAAACTGGAAGCATATCTTTTACTTCGCTATCGTATTCTTCTTCTTGTTCATTAAATGTATATTTTTTTGTCATATTGTATTTCTTTCTAATTTTTTTCTTTATTTTTTTTAAGGCACTTTTGTGCCATTTTGGTATATTTATACTATTTCTATCAAAACATTGCTCTTGTGAGATTTTTATATCGAATTAGATAGAATTATGTCGATTGTTTAACTCTTAATTTGAAAACTCCTACATTTCTATTCGTATAAATACATTTTTTCTTACCAATACACTCAACTGATCCACTTATCAACATTTCAGTTATTCTTGGGCTTGAGAAGTTTCTTTCATCGGTTGGTGTATAACCCCTCCTTTTCATTTCAACACTTATTTCTTTTGCAGTTAATCCATCAGGATTGTCTTTTAATATTTCCGTTATTTGTTTATATCTCTTTTGCCTATCTACTTGTAATTCGGATTCTTTTCTTGTTTCGAATAAAGGATTTGTTCCAGGCACTCTTTCTTCTATCATTGCTTTTCCTCTTTCAAAATCTTTCTTAGATTTTTTATCGTTACTCTCATGTTCTTATTTTCAGTTCTAAGCTTTTCTATTTCATACGGTTCATTTACCTTATCCATTAAAATTTTGAAACTTTGTTCTTTTAATGTTTTCTTTAATGCTTCATTTTCTAATCGCAATGTTCTATTTTCCATTGCTAGTTTCACACTACTTAATAATTTCATTGTTCCTCCTATTTTTTAATTTTTAAATTCACTCAGTATATTTTCAAGTTCTTCTACTTCTTCCTGGGACATTTCTTTCTTTTTAACTTCCTTTCCATACCACTCTGGTTTTATTTCGGCTACATCACTTTCCTTCTTTTCGTTTCTTGCCCAATTCAAAATTGTGGCATAATGGCTTTTGTATCTATCTCCCTTACTTGCAATGTAGTTCGATAATTTTTCAATTCGCAATTCGTAATCTGAAAATCGCTGTTTTAGTTTTTCCAATTCTTCTTCACTCAACAACACATTTTTAAATTCGCCAAAAGAAATTTTTTCTTTTTTATTTTTTTCTTTTAAACTATCATTTATGATAGTTACATTATCATTATCATTAAGGTTGTTTTTTTCTCGATTTGGTTGTTTTTGTTTTTTTGCATTCTGATTTCCTTTAGGTGCACCACCCTTTTTTGCGTTATTTTTAAGGGTTTCGCACTTCTTTTTATATTTTTGATTATCTACAACCATTTGGTTGTTTATGAAGTTAAATGCAATTTTTATATCATTTGTCAAAACAACCTCATTTCCTAGTTGTTTTTCAAAAAGTGCTCTAAACAACCTACCCAATTGTTCATCTTCAAGTTCCTTAATCGCAACATATTGTGATGTATATAGTACAAAACTATCTTTCATTTTACATCTCCATTAATCCATTAAAATATTCATAACAATTACTAAATACATAGATTGATGATCCTAAAGTTAAGCATCCGAACACTGATAATGTAGTGGTATAACTTGTCACTGTTGAATATATTGTTAACATAAATAAATCATGTGTTATTACCACTCCACTTATTAAAAACAACATTGCTATAAATACATTTTTCCATTTAATTTTTTTCATTTGTTTCACTGACCTTTCCAAGACATTTTTCTTCAAAATATTTAACTGGTATAAACTTATTCATTGTTATACAATTTGGATTATCTTTCTTAAATTCTTCTTGAAGTTTATTAATAAGTGTATAACTAGTTGCTTTTGATATTTCCAACATTTCTTGTAGGTCTTTTGCACTATAAAATTGTTTAGTCATTTTGTTCCTCCTTTATTTCATTTCAACACTTTGTTCCTTTTGTTTTTTTAGATGTTGCAGCATCTTTTTAAATTATTTGATTTTCTTGCTCTTTCCTTATTTAAATTCATTATCTAAAATTATTTTTAGTAATAATACATTAATTTGAAGCTCAATATCTGTTAACTTATTTTCAATTAATCTATCAATTACCACTTCTTTTAATTTTTCAATTTTTGATTTTTCTTTCATATAATTCCCTTTCCTTAATTTTGTGTTCGGAATACCAAACATTCAGTCTAAAAAAATATAGTTGATAACTGATTTTTTAATTTTTTCAATTGTTTTTACCCCCGGATTATTTACTTTACCATTTTCTAATATAGATATATATACTCGCGATAATCCACAAATTTTAGCAAAATCAGACTGGTTCATTTTAAGTTTTTTTCTAATTCTTTTAACATTTAAGCTTTCTTTCATATCTCCTCCTTATATGTCAAGAATACCATACACATTAAATGTTTGTCAAGAATAATTTACAAAAAACTTGATTTTTTATAAAAAATACTTTACAATGTAAATGGGAGGGGAAAAATGACAAATTATTTAGGAAGTTTCATAAAGCAAAAAAGAGGCAATATGTCTCTTAGAGAATTTGCTAATTTAATTGGTATAAGTCATTCACATTTGGATAGCATCGAAAAAGGCATCGATCCTAAAACTGGCAAACCTGTTAATCTTAGTCTAGAAGTTTTAAACAAGCTTGCTAAAGTATTAGATGTTGAAGACTTATTACTAATTTATCTAGCTAAAATAGATTACAAAGAATCTCCGAATTATTTTAATACATTAACACAATTTCAGACACAATACAAAGATTTTTACAAAAAATATCATTTTGATAAAAATGATAATAAAATAACATTTGATTCAAAAAAAACTGAAACAGAATGGAATGAAATAAAAAAAGAGATTGATAGTGAATTGAAAAAAATAGGAAAAAACGACTTGATGTTATTATTATATAAAAATCTTTCAATAGATGATATTATAGAATTGATAAAAAATAACATAGATGATTCTAATTGTATAGATAAAGACACATTTACAAAAATGTTTAATAGTGCATTTAATATTAAATCGAATGAACCCATTAAAAAAGATGATTTAGAAATACTTTTTGATAAACATAAAGATGTACTAACTGAATCAGACAAAGAAAAAATAAAAGCTATCTTTGAACAAAGAAAAAAAGAAATAGATAAGGAATTGGATGGTGAGTAATTGTATGCAACCCAAAATCAAAAAGGTATTAATTAACACCGGTGCTGCTGTTTCAGCATTATTGATGTCTTCTCCTTTAGCAATAGTGACTTTAAGAGCAAATAAAATGTTAGGCAGTCAATTGTTTTGGATATTATTTATTGCATCTATTTCTTACGACTTCTATATCTATTCAATTATCCAACAAAATGAATATATAAAGAAAGAAAAAGAATGGTTTTATAAAGTCTTTTACGGAAAAACGTTAAATTCTAAAACCGACAAAGAAAAACAGATGTGGTATGAAACAATCTGTATAGATATGTTTATGAATTATTTTGGAGACAGCAAAAAATAAGTATGCTAGTACAGATACTTAATATATATAAATTAAAGAATAAATAGAGGTATTAAGTATGATCACAGATTTGTTAAGAGGTAATGTAACACAACAAGATTTGTTAAATTATTATAACGCTAACATTACCTATGTTAGTTTAGGTAGCGGAATTAATGGCTTTGTATTTGCATATAGAGATGTATATAATATAATCATTAATTCTAACTTATCATATTACAAAAAGAAAAAAACTATATTGCATGAACTTGCACATATAGAATTATGTCACTTAAATCAAATAAATAAAGATATGTTTGCTTTCTATGTAGATAAATACGAAGATGAAGCAAGCAAATACATAAAATTTATTGAAAATTCAATAAAATCAGATATACAATAATTAAATAAAAAAAGGACTTGCTCCTTCTGCAAAAGGAACAAGTGTTGAAATGAAAAACTATTGTCGAGAAACAATTAAATATGAAATATATTCATATCAGTTTTTCTATTATATTATAACAAATATTTTTATAGGAGGCAAGAAAAATGGATAAAAAATTATACGAAAAAACAAGATATCAAAACATTTATAGACATAAAAAAAATAAAAACTATGTAATTATGATTTCAAAACCAAAAACTAGTATATCATTGATTGATGGAAATAGAATATTTGAAATAGAAGTTGCAGTTAAAATAAGAGATAAATATAAAGAAAAAAGCAAGATTGTTAAGAAGTCACAAGTGGCTCATACTGAGTTATTTGATGCTATATGGAACAAATATATTGAAAATTGTAAGACTGTTGAAAATCAGGCATATAATACTATTCACAAAAAAGAAATAGTTTATAATGGTCGTATAAAAAATGCTTTAGGTGATAAAAAACTTAACAAACTTACTAAATTTGATATTGCAAACTATATTGATAAATTAGATACAACAGATAAATATAAAAACAAAATATTAAATATTATAAAAGCTTTTTTTAACTGGTGTGTCAAAGAAGAATATTTATTATATTCACCTGCTGCAGGTATCAAAAGAAAAAAAGAAGAAAAGGTTGTTATGAAATATTGGTTACCTGAACATATAAAACAATTCTTTGATGTATTGGAAAAAGATATAAATAGTTCTGATAGTAGAATTTCCTATAATGCTTATTTAATTAAAATGCTTACTTTATTAACTTTTAACTTAGGTGATAGAATTGGAGAAACAAGAGTAATTTGTTATTCTAACATTTCAAAAGAATACAATACAATAGAAATTAAGCACTCAATTAATTATAATACTAAAGATGAAAAGTTTTTTAGTGCAACTAAAACAAACTCATCTCAAAGAAAATTAGATGCATCACCAAAGCTTATTGAAGAAATTGAAAAATTCAAAGAATACAACGAAAAAAGATTATGCATTAACATTAATCCTGATTTACCAATTTTGTTTAATTATCTAACAAACAAGCCCTATTCCGATACCATTTTAAGAAAAAAATTTAATTATTACATTGAAAAGGCAAATGTTCCTAAAATAAGAATGTACGATTTAAGACATACTTATGTCACTACCATGATGTCAGAGGGATGGGAATTATATCACATCAGTCAAAGACTTGGACATACTAATTATTCAACTACAGTAAACAAGTACGGACACATATCAGATAATACGAGAAAGGAGATGGCTAAAACTACTGATAAATACTTTTAGAAATCGTTTCAGAGTATTTTTCGGAGTATAAAATTAAAACAAGCCCATAAAATATGGACTTGTTGATTACTATTTGGTTGCGGAGGGAGGACTCGAACCTCCAACCTTCGGGTTATGAGCCCAACGAGCTGCCAATTGCTCCACCCCGCGATGAAAATTAATGGCGGAGGAAAAGGGATTCGAACCCCTGCGCCGCTCACACGACCTCTCGGTTTTCAAGACCGATCCCTTCAACCGGACTTGGGTATTCCTCCACATATATAAATTGGTGCCTGAAACCGGAATCGAACCGGTACGGGATTTGACTCCCGCAGGATTTTAAGTCCTGTGCGTCTACCTATTCCGCCACTCAGGCACAAAAATGGTGTCCCGTTGGAGATTCGAACTCCAGACCCTTTGATTAAAAGTCAAATGCTCTACCGGCTGAGCTAACGGAACATAATACAAATTGGCTGCCTCGGCTAGATTCGAACTAGCGCATGCGAGAGTCAAAGTCTCGT